ATATGCAGCGTCTCGTGGGCTTGCTGATGTATCAACAAAGTCAGCGCCATCATCAGAAGAAATAACTGTAGTTGCGCCAGCACGGGCTATGTTTCCCCTAAATCTGCTCTTCAGTTCTTCTTTGTCGTCATCGTCTATTTCTCCACGGAGAACAAGTAGACCACCCGGTCTTCCGTCGTTTATAAGATAATTTCTGTTATAGACCTTTGCAAGATTTTCAATCTCAACAGCAATTCCCGCTGCTTCAAGCGGCGTCATTGACAGGTATGGGTCAAGCGGGTGCGGTTTTCTAATCCATATGACGTCTTCTGGTTTCATGTTGACAATTGCACCATTTGGCATTCTCACTTCGTAGCCAGCAACAAACCTCTTGGGGTCAGGTATTGGGGCAGTGCTTTGTGGCGGCAAAAGGTTTAGACCGATAACAGCACCATCTCGACCGTATATTTTTTCAATGAACACGCCACGAGTGCTCATCAACAACTGAGAAGAAAGCCTGTACCTAAAAATAAAAGAGTTTTCGCCAATATTAGATTTTGTGTTAAGAAGTTTTAGTATCTCTGAATTTTTTGCTTTGGAGCCCTTGATTATCTCGCCATGTGGAGAATTGTCTTTCCTCAAAACTATTGGTAGGCGCGCTTGATTTCCGGCAATGGCGTCGATACATCTTGCTACCCATGTAACCTTCTGCATTCCTTCCCGGTAGACACGCTCGATGTCCCACGAGTCGGTATAAGGTTTTCCAATAAAACCAGGGTTATGGGACACGGGGGCACCCGGCCCGACAGCCTTTGACGATTCGTTGTTTAATGATTTATTGCTGTAATTATTCCACGCCATTGCTTACTCAAGACCTAGTAGGAATCCCAATATTCCGCATGTAACACCCGCCGCTAGAAAACCAAGAGCAGGGGAGATTAAGCCCGCTCCGATGCTTGTAAATATAATAAATCCTACCATCAGTGTGTAGGATATAAATGACCTTGTTGTTGCAGTTCTTGCTTTTGTCAAAAAAGTCCTAATACTGTTTACTGACTTACGCATCGCGTTGGTGATGAAATTGTTCATACAGGAAATACCGTAGCGCATAAATCGTTTTTATGCAGCAATACCCGTACAGGAAAAAAATGACCGACTGGGCAAAAGTTTTAGAGTATTTAGAGCCGAAGAAGCCACCGTTCTGCCCTGAAGAGCCGTCTTTAACTCAAAAAGTGTTTTTGAGAACAAATGCAATAGAGGCTTTGTTTGGTGGTGCTGCAGGTGGAGGAAAGTCGTCTGCTCTACTGATGTCTGCACTTCAATATGTTGACGTTCCTGGCTACTCCGCAATTCTCTTCAGAAGAACATTTGCCGACTTATCTCTTCCCGGCGCTCTCATGGACAGATTTAAGACATGGGTTGACGAAATGGACGGCATTCACTGGAACGCCAACAGTTATGTGGCAACCTTTCCTTCTGGCGCAAGAATTTCGTTCGGCTACTTGAACAACACGAACGACTACCTCAGATATAAGGGTTCGGAATTTCAGTTCATCGGAATGGATGAGGTGACTGAAATTCGTGAATCTGATTACAGATATTTGTTCTCCCGTCTCCGTCGTCCTGCTTCTGGACCACTCTCTCAAGTTCCACTGCGAATGAGATGCGCATCCAACCCTGCACCCAACTGGGTCAGACAGCGTTTCATTATTGAGGGGCTGGAAAAGGGGAGAATCTTCGTTCCGTCAAAACTGACCGATAACCCTGGAATTGACGCTGATTCGTATCGTCAAGCCCTGCAAGCCCTTGACCCCATTGAGCGGAGAAGGTTGGAGGAGGGTGACTGGTGGTCAACCACCCTGGGAACAATGTTTGAAAGAGAGTCAGTTGTTATAATTGATAACTCGGACATTCCGGTGGTTACATCTGCGGCTAGGGCTGTCAGATTCTGGGACCTTGCGGCTACGGAGCCGTCACAGACGACCCCCAACCCTGACTGGACTGTTGGTACATTGATGTTGTTTGATTCTGGTATTGCCTACATCTTGGATGTCCGTAAAATAAGGGCCAAAGGGGAAAAAGTAGAGCAATTTGTTGCCCAGACAGCCTACGAGGACGGGAAAGGCGTAAGCATTAGAATGGAACAAGAACCAGGTTCCGCAGGTAAGGCACTGGTTGACCAATACGCCAGATATGTGGTTCCAGGCCATGATTTCCAGGGAATTCGCTCAACTGGCGACAAGGTAACTAGGGCAAGACCATTTGCTGCCGCCGTTGCTAATGGAAATGTCCGCATTGTCCGTGGACCGTGGTTAACCGAATGGATGGATGAACTTTCTTCATTCCCGGAAGCATGCGACCATGACGACCAAGTTGACTCAGCCGTTGGGGCGTTTACATATTTGACAGGACTAGGGTTGCCACAAAGAAAAATCGTCAGTATCATCGTCTGATAACTGATGATTGGAGTTTATAGGTGTTAAAACCGGAGCATATTTCCCCTTTTCTTATAGAATTAGATGAGTTCCTGAATAGTGACGATATTGCCAATGCGCCACTAAATGAGGCGTTAGGACAGTTGGTTGCGCTTAACGAACTTAAAAAGGAACTGTCTATGGTTTATGAATCATACGCAGCAAAACTGGCGCACCGTATGGAGTCCGAGCAGTCAACGATTGTGACGCTTGAGTCTGGTGCCGAAATCAAGTGCATGACCAGCGCGCCTCGCAAAAAGTGGGACAACCAAAACCTTGTGTCCGTTGTGTATGACAGATTGAAGAGTTCATCTGTGGATATGGATACTGGCGAGGTCGGGTTGTCAGACAAGGAGATAGTCATTAAACTCCTTGACTACTTGAGCCCTTCTTACTGGAGGGTCAAGGCTCTTAACGAACTAGGAATAAATGCCGATATGTACTGCGAAACTGGTGAACCAAAAACCAATATTGCAATTTTCGGCGCTCACAAGGAGACCAAGTAATGGCTACTAAGAAAGTGGAAACAGCAGAACCAGTCGAGGCTGTTGATTTGAAGGATATTCTTCCTCCCGACTGGCAGGAAATGCGCAATAGAGAAATGCGCGAGGCTCAGGAAAAGATGACCAAAATGCATAACGAACTCTCTGAGCCATTTCCGAAAGAAGTTGAGCGCATTCTTAAAAAGGGTGGGGCGAGCCTTACCTACATTCCCGTCAGCGAGGTAATCAATCGCCTCAATAAGGTTCTCGGTTTTGATGGTTGGTCGTATGAAATCATCAAGTGCGAACGAGACGCCCTTGACCCAGACTTCATTGTTGCCCATGTCCGAATGACCGTATATCCAGGAACAGACAAGTTCATCAGCGTCACCAAAGACGGTTTCGGTGGTCAGAAAATCAAGCGCACTAAGAATGGCGACATTGTCGACCTTGGTGATGAGTTCAAGGGTGCTGTTTCTGATGCGCTAAAGAAGGCAGCACAGGCTCTCGGTGTCGGCCTCTATCTCGCTAGAACAGAAGAGGCGATGGAGGCAGAAGCGGAAGCATCTATCGACCCACAGGTTGATGCAATGTGGGAGCAGTTTGTTGAACTTTCCCGAAGCCTTTCAGTTGAAGCAAAGGCGGGTCTGAATGACTTTTGGAAGACTCACGCTGGCGATAGACCAAAGCCGACCCGCCAGACCGCAAAAATGGCAGACCTTGAGGCGCTCATCCAACAGTGCATCAACCTCACCATGAATGCCGAATAGATGCCGTTCAAGCCACCACCACATCTTTCGCCTTCGTCCATAGGGACATACAAACAATGCCCCCTGAAATTCAAGTATTCAAAAATAGACTTGATGCAGGAAGACCCAACAGAGGCAACTCTGATGGGCAATTTTGTTCACGAAGTTCTTGAAACTCTTTATGCACTTGAGCCGGAAAAGCGAACACAGCAAGAAGCAAAAACAATAGCCTCTAGTCTTTGGTCTGAATCGTGGATGGACAGAGTCACCCCATGGGTGAGAGGTGAAGAAAAACTTCGCCTGTTCCGATGGAAGTCATGGTGGTGTGTTGAAAATCTTTGGAAGATAGAAAATCCAGAGAAAACTCAGCCAGCAGGAATAGAGCACGAACTCAACGGGCAAATCGGTGGAGTAACAATAAAGGGCTTCATCGATAGGTACTCGTGGGAAGGACTTGGGTATGTCATTTCTGACTACAAAACGGGCAAAACACCAAAAGCCGCTTGGGTACAGGATAAGTTCTTCCAACTTGTTGTGTATTCACATCTCCTTCAGTCAACTGGAGTCGGACATGTCCAAAGCGTTGAACTTCTCTACCTCAAAGATGGAGTTTCTTTTAAGCAGGAAGTTACGGAAAAAATGCTTTCCGAAGTTGAGGAACAAGTTGTTTCAGTAAAGCAACAGATAGACTTCAGTTGCGAGAACGAAGATTTCAAACCGAATAAATCAATCCTCTGTGATTGGTGTTCTTTTAGAAAGGTATGCCCTGCATGGCGGTCATGATTAGTGATGATGCTTTCGCCCGAATGGTTTCAGAGGATGTGAAAAACAAAATTTCCTCTGCCGAAAAAAGTGTCCTTATGCAACCAGAAAACTGGAGCAGATGGAAGGAAACACTTCTTGTTCTCGTTGAGAACCTAGACAGACAGATTGAGTCGCTGGCAAACGATGCTGATGCCGATGCCGAGCGTTACCTGTCTATGGGTCGTAGTGGCGAGCGCCTAGCCTCTGCTGCTGCTCGTGACTATCAGTTCAGAATCAAAAAGATTGACAGGTTCAAGTTCCATGTAAATCGTCGCCTTGATGAAGTCATGGTCATGATTGAGACAGGCGATGTCAAAGAGGAAAACGGTTGGGAGAGGGCTGCGTTTTTGGAAAACGCAATCTATAGACACCGTGCCCTACTCAGAGAATTTGAACTAGAGGAAACCCCAGTTGACAGGGCTCTCTGGGCAGCGCTTGAGGGGAATTGGGATTTTGATTCGATTGATGAGGACAGCATCTGATGCAGGTTGATATTGACAGAGTTGTTGCCGCCCTAACTGAGCAGATTGCTAACCTGTTCAGGGATAATGCAATACTCAGAGTTCTTGTATCCCAACTCGAGGCTGAACTAGAATCTGTCCGTGCGGCACAGGTCAAAGAAAAAGCAGGATGAATACAAACTTCGAGTTCCGCTGGTAAAGCGATTACTTGAAGAAAAACCATACTGTGAAGCGTGCCCTGTATTTGCAGGACATGATGGTCTTGTTACTTATCGTAGACAACGCTCAGTTGACATACACGAGATAGTTAGACGCTCGCAGGGTGGCTCAATCCTGGATGAAGCAAATCTCCTCGCTGTATGCAGGCCATGCCATAACAGAATAGGCAGAGAGCCAGCCCTTGCGTTTGAACTGGGTCTAGCCAAGCACGGGTGGGAACAATGAGCCTCATGGGTCTCGACATATCTCTCACCTCCACTGGGTACAGCATTGACGGCTCTACTGGTTTGATAAAAGTCAATTCTCGTGGGGCGCAAAGACTCCACGAAATAAGCCAAGCAGTTCTAATTATGTGTTCTGAATATTCTATTGACACCGTAATCCTTGAAGGATATTCTTTTGCTTCTAGGAACTCTCAGGCACACAGCATTGGGGAATTAGGTGGGTGTATCAGAATGCGTTTATGGGAAAACACAATTCCATATGTGGAAGTCCCACCTACATCAAGAGCAAAGTTTGCAACAGGTAAAGGAAATGCTGGAAAAACAGAAGTTATATCTTCTATTTCCTCAAAAACTGGAATGGTTTTTTCTGGCTCTGGAGCGGATGACGAATGCGATGCGTGGGTCCTTGAACAGATGGGATTGGCCCAACTCGGAAAATCTAAATATCAGTGGACCAAAGAGCAGTTATCTGCACTTGAAAAAATAGACTGGTCACAAATGAACGGAGTAATTAATGCCCAGAAATAATCCCATAAGTCAGGTTGAAATTGAGGGAGAACTTATGCGTCTTATGGACATGCTTGAATCCGAAACAGAAGCATTTGAGTCGCTTGCAGAAGACCTTGCTAAAAAAGAGGCTCTTTACAAATCAAACTGGGCCAAAGAATACTTGTCGGCCAAGGGTTCAATTAAGGAACGCGAAGCGTGGGCTGACTACAAACTCGCAGACGAAAACTTTGATTACAAGATTGCAGAAGCACTTCTCAAATCAAAGAGAGAGAAACTGCTATCTTTGCGAACCTCGATAGATGCGCTCAGGACCCTGAACGCCAATGTCCGCATACAGGTTGGTAACCAATGACGAAAATATCAAACGACCTATTGTCTCTTGCTCTCCCAATAGAAAATTTAATACCCCTGCAAAATAATCCGCGCAAGGGAAATGTGGAAGCAATTATGGCTTCATATAAAGAGTTCGGACAAATGAAACCAATTGTCGTGCGCCCTGAAAAAGACGGAACTTATGTTGTAATAGCGGGAAACCACCAATTGCAGGCCGCAAAAAATCTTGGGTGGACAGAAATAGCCGCCGTTCAGATGAACGCAGACGAAGAGAGGGCAATTGCGTTTGCGCTTGCCGATAACAGAACAATGGAACTCGGTCATACTGACCCATCTTTGCTGAATGACATCGTTGTTGACATCTGGGATGGATATCCGGAATTGTTTGAGGGTCTTGGCTGGGATGAGTTTGAACTTGCAGCCATCCAGGAAAGTCAGTTTGAAACAGAAGACATTTCCCCTACAACAGGAGGATATGTTGCACCAACCCTTGTTACTGAGCCATTTCAACCGACAAACATAGTTATTGAGCAGTCAGAGGATGGTGAACGCAAGATTGTTGCGAATAGCGATTTTGACCACAATAAAGTCGCTGTTTCTGGAAGCACAATAGTTTCTCCTGGCTCGGCACCACAGGCAGTCGTTCAATACACTTTGGTTTTTGATAACCCAGACCAACAGCGTAGATGGTATGAGTTCATACGCTGGCTTAGGAATGACCCCGCAATCGAGGGAAATACAACTGCAGAAAAACTTATTGACTTTATTGACCAGCACATAGAGATTTGACATGACCAAACAACGCATGTTTCTAAATATCAGTTGTGTTGAGGCTGCTCGCCAACGAATACGCCATGTCTACGACACATTTGACACAGTTTGTGTTCAGTTTTCTGGCGGGAAAGACTCGACCGCTATTCTCTATTTAGCCAAAGAAGTCCACGAAGAACGCGGTCTCGGTCCTGTAAAAGTCATATTCAGGGACGAAGAGATGGTTAGCCCAACCATCTATGACTATGTAAATAAAGTCAGACAGTATGACTGGGTTGACATGGAGTGGTATTGCCTTCCGTATGCAAATGAAGTTTGGGTTCTTGGAATCAGAGAGAACATACTTCAATGGGACCCGGTTAGGGCTGCTCAAGGAAAACTTGTTAGAGAAATGCCATCTTGGGCAATAAATGCTTCGCACTATGGATTACCCATGGA